AACTTGTGATATTGTGATCGGTATGGAAACACAAATAGGACATAGAAGCTTTAGCTCTTTTACCTCATGGGTACGGTGCGGTAAAGCATGGGAACTTGAAAGAAAAGTTCAGGCACCACAATCACCCGCTTGGTATTTTGTAGGCGGTTCAGCATTTCACGAAGCGGTAGAAAAATACCTGCGAGACATTAATGACTAAACAGATAGCCGATAAGTATTGGCAAGAAACATTTCAAAAACTTATTGATGCCGAAGTTGCTAAGACCGACACCATGCCATCAGAATGGCGTGCTGGTGGTCGTGCAACAAAAGCATATCCAAATAAAGAAAATGATATTTGGTGGTCTGAAAACGGACCCAAGATGGTTGATAATTTTATTCAATGGTGGCACAATTCCAAATGGTCTGTTTACTACGGTAAAAGCAAAACACCACATATTGAAGCCGAATATAATGTTATGTTTGGTAAGGTACCAGTTAAAGCATTTGTTGATTTAATTGCTGTAACACCAAATAATGAACTTGTTGTAGTTGATTACAAAGCTGGTGCTTACATGCCGGACTACAATATGCAACTTGGTTTGTACGCTTGCTGTATGGAAATAACAGAAGGCGTAAGACCAGATAAAGGATTCTTTTATAATGCTCGGCAGGGTATTATGGAAGATGCAGGTGACTTGTCACGTTGGACAATTCCGGTGTTTACTGAATTGTTTAGCAAATTTGAGAAAGCACTTGAGTTAGAAATTTTTTTGCCAAACGTTGGTATGACTTGTAAGTCATGTTCGGTGGCAAAATACTGTTATGCTTCTGGTGGGGAGTTAGCAGATAAATATGACCCACTTGCATCTATAGATCAAGGAGAACGAAAATGAGTGCAGACACACCAGGAGTAAAGACGCAACTTAACTTCAAAACCTCACAAGGTACATTAGTTAACATTTATCTTTACTCATACGATGAAGATGAAATCAGAACAGCATTAGGCGCAATTGCCAATGTTACACCTGACATCAACGCAGTTGAAACACTGTACACAGCGCAAGGTGCTTTGAGAGAAGCATTAAATGCTACACCTGTTGAAGCACCAAGAACAACCAGTGCATCAGCATCAGGTTCAAAGACTTGTAAACACGGGGAAATGACATTCCGTACTGGTCAAAGTGCTAAGGGACCTTGGAAAGGGTACTTTTGTCCTTCTCCAAAGGGCACTGCTGATCAATGCGAACCACAGTTCATCCGTTAATACAAGAACAATAAGAGAAGGGAGTAACTTTGTTAACTATCAAACAGGCGGCTGTCCGTCATTTGGAAGAACAACAATTACTCCCTGATCTGTTTCCTTCACTTAAAAAAGAAGGCATAAGATTTAGACGTGGCCAAGTAACAATGATTGCTGGTCAACCTAACTCTGGTAAATCTTTACTTGCATTATTTTATGGCGTTAAAGCTAAAGTTCCAACACTTTATATTTCAGCAGACACAGATGCTTACACCACATCTATTCGTGCTGCAGCAATTATTACAGGACATCAACAACAAACTATTGAAGAGTCTTTTAAAAATGGTGGCAAAGATTTTTACACACAAGAACTTAACTCGTTAAAACATATGGAATTTGCATTTGACCCATCACCAACACTTGATGACGTTGATCTTATGGTTAAAGCTTATGGCGAAAAATACGGCGAATGGCCTGAACTTATTATCATTGACAACCTTATGAACGTGTCCGCTTTGCACGATAACGAGTGGACTGGTATGCGTGACATTATGAAAGCATGCCATCACATTGCTCGCGAAACAGACTCAGCAATTTTTATTTTGCATCATACTTCTGAAGCAGAAGGTGATCCTTTGAGACCACCATCAAGGCGTGCTATTCAGGGTAAAGTTTCACAATTGCCTGAAATGATTTTGACTGTTGCTATGGAAACGGAACAATCAGAGTTTAGGATTGCCTGCGTTAAGAACAGGTTTGCTAAACATTCACCAATGGGTGATAGATGGATAGCGTTAAATGTTGACGCAAGTCGTATGACATTAAAAGATGAAGAACTAATTGATAGAGCTAAAAGAATTAATGGAGTAATCAGTGGTCAAACACAATTCTAAGAGAAGAGACAATAATGTCTGCGGCAAATAAACGCAAAGGCGCAAAGTTTGAAATAGATGTAATGAAATGGTTACGTAAAAAAGGTTATATATCTGAACGTTTACGTTTATCTGGCTCAAAAGACGAAGGTGATCTTGTTGTTTATGTAGCAGGAACCCCTTATCTATTTGAATGTAAAGATACAAAGACTTTAAATCTTCCACAATTTTGGCGTGAGATTCAAGCTGAGGTAGTTAACTATGCTGAAGCTAGGTCTCTTAAAGTTAATCCTATTGGTTACGTTGTTGTCAAAAGACGCAACGCAAGCATTGAAGATGCTTGGGTAATTCAATCGCTAGACCAATGGAGTAAGCAATATAAGGCAACATGACCGGTAATCATGACTTGGTTATGGTGCTTAATCATTACGGAACTAAATGTAGTGACGGAAGAAGTTGGCAAAGCATACGTTGTGTTTTGCACAAAGATTCACATGCTTCAGCCTCTATAAGTCCAGACAGAGAAATGTATTTTTGTTTTGTCTGCGATTTTGAAGGAAATGTGTATCAGCTAATAATGGAAAAAGAAGGGTTGGATTACAAAGATGCTGTCAACAGAGCAGAAATTATCACTCACGGAAGCCGCAAAGCGGTATCATCAAACTTTAAGTCAAGAGGGTCTCTCTTACCTCAGATCAAGGGGTATAGACCAAAAGGTCGCAGATACATTCCTACTAGGTACGGTGACTGACCCAATTGCCGGTCACGAACACGGCGTAAACGCATTATCTATTCCTTACATCACCGGCTCTGGTGTTGTTGGTATTAAGTTTCGTAAGATTGACGGAACTAACCCTAAATACATATGGCCAACAGGGCAAAAGATTGGTATGTTCAACGTAGAAGATCTTAAAATAGATACGGACACTATAGCCATTTGTGAAGGAGAGATTGATACAATGGTTTTGTCAGGGCTATGTGGTATACCTGCTGTAGGCGTAGCTGGTGTGACCCAATGGAGAGAATGGTTTCCGATGATGCTTGAGGGATACAAGCGCATATTTATTTTTGCTGACAATGATCTTAAAGAAGATGGTCGCAATCCCGGTATGGAACTTGCTAAAAGGATTAAAGAAGATTTACGTGGTGCAGTAGTTGTTAACTTACCAGAAAATAAAGATGTTAATGATGTTTATCTTCGTGAAGGTGCCGATTGGTTTAAGGATAAGATCGCATGACAACAATAATTGGTATACAAAAATCAGATCACTGTTTACTTGTAGCAGACTCACGTACTACTGATGAAGGTGGTCGTGCTTACTCACATCCAACCGTTGCAAAGATAACTAAACGTGGCAAATTTATTATCGCTGGTTCAGGATTAACTCAACCATGCGACATTGTGCAACATATGTGGAAACCACCATCACCTCCACCACACGCATACAAAGATTTATATCATTACATGATTGAATCAGTTGTGCCATCAATACGTGTGGCATTAACAGTCAATGGTTATCAACCAGATAAAGATTCAACAGAACAAGATTTTGTTTTTCTCATTGCAATCAAAGGAATTATTTTTGAATTAGATGACACACTTTCAGTATTAATGCGAGATGATGGGATCTATGGGGTAGGGTCTGGAGCTCCTTTCGCCATAGGTGCCCTTCATGCTGGGGCTACATGGAGGCAAGCCATGCAGATAGCGGTGAAGAACAACGTATTCACCGCTCCCCCTTTCATTACACATAAGCAGTCCAAATGATCCAATCATTTGTTGGTGGACCATTTGACGGAGATGACATAACAGAAGAAATGGAAGGGATAAATGAAGTACAAATTTATCTACTCAACGATAGGTCGGAAAAAGTTTCGGTCTACGTATATTCACAAGATGACGAAACAGGAAACTACATCTATGACGGAGAGTTTGCTCCCGAGGAACTGGAAGAGGAAGAAGATGAATGATGATACAAACGGAATGGAACCAAGTGCTAACGCTTCTAATGAACCAAGGGTTCAAGATAGTAGCGCACAACAGACAAACGGAAACAATAACAGTAAGACTCCCACAAGCTTCTTCTACGATCACCCAGCAGTCAAAGACCACGGAAGCGGCATAGCATTAAATGATTTAACATCATTTATGGAATCGTTTAACGATTATGTTATGAGCCGTATCAAAGGCGTTGGTGCTGATCAGTACATGAAATCAACAGGTCAATTGTTTGAAACGTTTACTGTTAAAGAAACAGTTGATGAGTTGCTCGCAGAACTTGCTGACACAGTTGCTTACACAAATTTTATTGCTATCAAAGTGATAGCGCTAGCAAATGCAATTAAGGATAAACAATGAAACGCATAGTAGTGCTATCGGATATGCAAATACCTCTGCATAATAAACCAGCAATAGAAGCAACAATAAAGTTTGTTAAAGACTATCAACCAGATGAACTTTACTGCGTTGGTGATGAAGCTGATTGTTTAGCACCAGCACGTTGGTCTAAAGGATATGCAGCAGAGCATTCTAAT